TAGCCATCATAATACCTTCTTCATCAGCTCTTTCATTCATAGCCATGTCGTCACCCATAAATAAATCAAGATCTTGTATACTTTCATCTCCAGGTTGATTAATCATTTCACCTGCATCAAAATCAGTATCTCCTTCTGGATAAATTACACCAAATGGTCCTGTTCCTTCTTGGAAGTGTTGTACAATACCACCGTTTGCCATGCCACTTAAAGGTTCTCCTGTTATAGGATCAATAGCCACTGTGTCTTTAAATTGTCCGTACCAAGGAAACTGTCCTGTAATATCTTCTATTGTCATTCCTTCATTTTGTTCATCTTCTGCTTTTAATGCTTGGTAAATAGGCACACCTAAAGATGCTAATGTTGCAATTTGTCCACCACTTAAACTTGTTACTGCAGCTTTTGGATCAGGCAGTAATCCTGTTTTTTGTAAATCTTTTAATCTTGTTAATTGGTCTGGTGTTATATTTGCTAATGTTGTTCCTTCTGGTAAAGCTTTTTGTTCTATTGCTGTTGATAATCCTTTATCGCTCGCACTACCAAATCCTAAATTAGAACCTAATTGTTTAAAAGGTGTGTCGGAACCAAAGATGTAATCTCCACCAGCAAATATTCCTTCACTAGGTGCAAGAAAATTTGCTCCAGGTAAACCACTTGCATATTTTGCTGTGCCAAATGCTTTTCCTGCGCCATAGCCGCCAAGACCACCCATTAATGCTTCGCCTGCTCCTTGTCCTGCAAGAAGAGGAGCGCCTGCTCCAATGAGAGCCGAGTACCCAGGTCCGAGACCCGCGACACCTGCTATCATGCCCGCGTACGGTGCAACTTTTTTTAAAGCTTTTTTAGCTTCCTTAAATATTTTCTTTAAAAAAAATTCTGGTTGTCCAGTGATAGGATTAATAGAGTTGAATTGATTACCAACAATATAACGTTCAGGTTGAATACCCATTTCACGCATTTGCGCAAATAACATTTCTTTAAGTCCTGGATTTTCATCAAAGACTTCCATAGGAACAACAGTTTCTCCTTCTGCTGCATGAACAATATATGCATCTTCATAGCGACCTAAGTCGGCTAACTTAGAAACCTCGTTATGAAAACCGGCTAATCCGCCAGACGGTAATATTTGTTGCATGCTCTCCATGTCCTATTTATCCATTGTCTGGCCCAGTATATCAGGCAATGCTTTAATATTTATATTGACATCACGTTGAATGTCTTCTTGTTTTGTTGAAGTAGCAGGGTTATCGACATCGGACTTTGCTTCATTTTCGTCAGCATAGACCTTTCCTGTTTTGGCGTGCTTTATAGTAGTTGTTGTTGGTACCTCAATTACTGGAAGAGATGCCTTCCCAACTTTCACGGTAATATCATCATTTATAGTCATTTTTTATCCTCTCTGCAATAATTTTATGAGATTTCTAACACACTTAATATAATGTGTAAATCGCCCCCATTTTCAGCTTGAAGCTTCAATGCTTCTGACTCCTTTAATACAACAGGAGACGTTGAAAATGAATAACTGTTAAATAGCTCTTCTGATGTTCCTTTCTGAATATTTCTATTTGTCTCTAAAGTATAGCTCACACTACTACTATCAACAATAAAAGCCCTTATTTTACAATCATTTTCCTCATCTATATTCGTTACACGAAGAGATTTAATAATAGCTGTTGTTGCTGTGGCAACAGTATAAAGTGTTGTTAACTCACTTGTTGTTAAAATAGCTTTATAATTTGTATATGTATTAGCCATTTATGACATGAACCATGAAACTGCTTCATCATCATTACGAAGTGTTTCCGGTGTATAAGTATTGTTTAATAAAAATATTAGTTGCTCTAATGTTTGAACAAGTTGAGCTTGTTGCTCACGATTATAATCTTGTGGTGGATCTGGTAAACGTGGAATTGTAATTTGTGCCATTAGCTACCTCTCATTCCATCTGGTTGTATTTCTAATCTAAGTGTTCCGTATCGCCATTTATCGTCAACGGCATCACTGGCAACACGAACAGCTATTTGCCTTCCGCGTATTCTTGTATCTTGTTTTGTTGAATTTGTTGCTATAGCAAAAGACCCATGACTTGTTTGTGTTCCTGCTGGGTAAGGTCGTGTTTTTAATGTTACATCTACATTTCCTGTTTGATTTTTAAAATCAGGAATAAAACGACGAACAGACATAAAATTATCACCGTCAGCAATATCAATGTCGCCTGATTCTATATGTGCTTCCATAGCACTACCGTCATTATTTACACCTGTTTCATGTGCATAAATAAATGTTCGTCCTGCTGTCACACCTTGCACTGTTGTTACAGGTGTTGTTGTATCTGTTGCTTTATATTCTGCAGCATATGGATTATTATATACTCCTCTATCAACCCAAGCTGAACGTGCTAATGACCCAATGTACCATAAATTTTCTGCATAATTAAAAGTAACTTGTCTATCAATTTGTGTTGAATCTGCTGACGCATAAAACCATGTTACTTCATTAAATTCTGTGTTCGAAGCAACAAAAACATCACGTTGTGCACTTACTTGTATATCATTAAAAACATAATCTTGTACACTACATGGTATTCTTTGAACCGATCCATCGTATAAGAAAAAAGAATCACTACCCATCCAATACGCAATACCTCCAACATCTATAGCAGCATGAATACCTATAGCTCCACAGTTAGAACCTATTTGTCTAAAACCAAATGTAAAAGGAGGTCCAATAAATTGCATAGAATATAATGCTAAATCTGTCCATATTAATACAGCTCCTCTAGATCTAACGGCTGTTTGTATAAAGTTTCCATCTGTTAATCGTTTTGTTCCTGCTGTATTAGTTGCTGTTGGTGCCCATGTATTTTGATCTTCTTGATCTGACCAACGAACAAACATATTATCTTGTGTAGAAGTTGTTCCTATTGTTGTTTCTGTGCCAAGACAAATAACATGTCTGTCTTCACCAGATACTAACATAAAACGTGATTTTGTTGGTGCATTTGATACGTTTGTTGTAGCAGCTATGTTGCTAGATAATCCACTTGAAGTATCCCAATAATATAAAGAACCATTAAATTGTAATGCTAAAGCATCTTCTCCCCATGTATCAAGAGCCCATTTTCCTGAATCAAGTAACACGCCTTCAGCCCCGGTCAGTGATTCACGGCTCGTGTTCCATGTAGAAGCGCCCCATGTACTTGCTCCCCATCCATAACCAAAGATAGATGTAGCAGATGATGTATTTATTTCATATGTCGCTGTTGCTGTAGCTCCTGTTGCATCTGAGGATGCGTTTGCAGGTGCTGTAATTGTATATGTATTAGTGCTTGGTACTGATAATATTTCAAATTCGTTTTGTAAGTTTGCTTGTGATAATCCACCAATAGCTCCACTAACACTAGATATAGTTACCATGTCGCCAATAACAGCACCATGACTAGCGTCTGTTACTGTAACGGTTGGTGAACCACTAGTTGTTTCAAATTGTGTTATAGATCCTGATTCTCGTGTTGGTGTTATATCAGCATAACTTTCTTCTGAATAAACATATAATTTTTTATTAGTGCCATACATGGCGTACTTAACACCACTAAGATCTGACCATGCAAGAATAGCACGTGTTGCACCAATTAATGCATCACTTGATACTTTTGCCCAACCACCTATTTTTTCTGGTAAACCATATCGAAAGCGAACATTATCGCAATCTACCCATCGTCCTTCAGCACCGTACTCAGTATTTTGTTTATCTATACCAGGTGCTATTTGCAGTTTTGTTAACGGCATGCATGCTCCTAATTAGTTGCGTAGTAAGGAATCCAAAAATCTGTTCCATTAATGTCAACACGAATATGTCCTGTTAATGATCCTACACTTGTATCTGTTGAAAGACTTGAACTTTGATCGGAAGCAGTTGTTCCATCAAATTTAATAAAAGGTTGGTCAGTGTCATCTTGGTCTAAAGATAAACACGCAATCGCTCCTGATGAATTAGATTGATTTATTTCAACCATTGCATCAGCAGGATCTTGACAACCAAAAGCAACTTTATCAGCCGAGCCATCAATAAAGAAAGCGTCATCTAAATTATTTGTTTCACATCTAAAATCTAAAGATGCTCCTGTTTGGTTCCATGTAAAAGCACCACC